CAACAAAGCCGAAATCAAGCGTGTATTTGTCTTCAAGCGGCAACGTCAACTTCATTTCGTTGGGAACCGCGCCAATAAGATATTCGGCGTTGTCGTTGCCGTCGGCGTCTTCGCCAAGGTAACGTTCCAACTGATACGACCGCGACTTGATAAGCGACACGGCGCTTTCATTCCGCAGAATGGTTCCCACAAACAACCGCAGGGTTTTGCCCGTTCCCGCTTCGGTGACGGCTGCAAAGGTCGCTTCGTCAAACACAAGGGCGTTCGCCGAAACCGAACCGATACGGGCGTAACCGACGTTATTTGCGAAGCGGGTTGCAACGTCGTCGCCGCCGATAAAGACCCAAGCGCCGGGGATAAGGTTGGCGTAAGTCGTGAAGTCGGCAACGGTCGAAATCAGCGCCGGAATTTCCCCGGTAACTGCAAGCGAAATGTCGCCCGAAGCGAACTGATAACCAACGGTTTGCAGTTCCAACGCATAGGGGTCGGCGACGCTGTAACCTTCGTCAACGACCGCAGGCGAAACGGTCAATTGAACCGCAGTTGCGCCCGCGACTTCCTGCAAGCCGCCCCGAAGCGTGTTGCGGATAATGAAGGTCGAAAGGCTTGCCGTTTGGTTCGGAACGCTGTCGCCGTCGGTGTTGTCGATTGCAAGCGTCGAAGTAATCGTTGCGTTGTCAACGTTGACGCCATAAATTTCAACCGCAGCTTCGCCCGCGAAAACCCCGGCCCGACCGATCAAGTCGGCGTTGTTGGTCGTCGCGGTCGTCAAGGTTGCGCCTTCGGGCGTTCCCTGCGTCACGAAAAACACAAAGTCTTTCCGCGAACCGTCGCCGGGGTTCGGGTTGGTCGTGCCGAAATAGGTTGTCGCGGCATTCAACGGCGTATGAAAGTTCGCGACGCCCGAAGCCGTGATTGCGTTGATTGCCGCTTTGGCCGCGATGTAATCCGAAGCGTCGGCGTCGGCGTAAACCGTAACCGCAGCCGCGTTCCCCCAAAGGCAAAGAACCAAGTCAACCCGAACGCCAAGAACGTTTGCGCGGGCTTCAATGGCGTCGATAACTTCGCCAAGGTCGGCTTGCGCCTTTTGCAACCGGGTCGTTCCCGCGCCCATGTCAACGCCCATGTCGGTTGACCGATCAAGCGCAATGAAAACCGCAACGTCGGTCGTCAAATAGGGGTCGCCCGTTTCGCCGACCGCCGACACAAGCTTGACGCCGTTGTTTGCGACGTTGACGAAGCCCGAAGACAACACCAAATGACCCGCAGCGAAAGGCGCAGCCGACGCAATGTCGTAAGTCGAACCCGTCGCAACAGCCGCAATCACGCGGTCAAGCTGCGCCGAAAGCGGGGCAGTCGTCGCGATTTCGCGGGCGTCGGCGAAGAAGAAGCCTTGCGCGATACGGTTGACGTTCGATTTGGTGTAATCGACCATAAACCCGCCCATTGCTTCGACGCCCGTAATCCGCGACTTGCGCTTTTGACGCGACGGCGAAATGAACGACCGACGGGTTCGGGCGGTTTCCGACCCGAAATCGGGGTAAGAATTCGCTTCAATGCCGAACCATTGGGCATTCGCGGCAAGCTGTTTCAAGCATTCTTCTTCGGCGAACCAAGCGGTTACGTCGTTGCTATTCCGTTTATTCACTTCGCAAGGCATGGGAACCCCCTATTTAGCCGATTTCGTCGTATTGGTATTCGGCAACAACGTTGAACCGAATTTTCGTGTCTTCGGGCGTAAGGTCGTTAATTCGGGCGTTCTGAAAGAACAACCCGCCCGGTCGCCTTTTGCCCCGAAAGGCATTGCGGGCAATAACTGCCAACAATTCAAGGTTCAATTGCGCTTCGTCGTCGTTGACAGGGCCGAACAATTGAACGAAGACAAGCCCCGAAACAGTGTAACGCTTTTGTTCTTGGTCGTTTTCGTCGGGGCATGACGACACGCCCGTTCGAACTTCGTCAACCGATTGCAGCGAAACCCGAACCCAATAAGCGCCCGTCGGTTCGGGGGCGCGGGTTTGAATATCCTTGTATCGAACTTCGGGCGTAAAACCCACAATTGCAGCCGCGTTGGCTTGCCAAGCGGTTTCGAACGCCTTTACAACTTCGTCGCGGGCTTCGGTAAACAAAAGCGGCATTTTAGAATTGAACCCCCGCTTTGAAAACGATTGTGTAAAGTATCGGTTGACCGTTCGGGGCCAAGACGTTCATTGCGTCAATCTGATAACGCAACCCGTCGCCCCGTTCGATATAGTCTTTCAAGTTCGGCACAAACCCGACCGCGCCCATAAGCCCGTAAACTGCGCCCGTAATCAATTCGGTTTCGGGGCGACGTGTAAGGCTTTTGTATTTTTCGGCGGTCAACGGAAAGAAGACAATCGTTGCGGGGAATTGCACGGGCGAACCGTTCGTTTTGCGGTTCGGCAAAAGCGGGTCGGCGGCAACGCCGTCGGGGATTTGCCACCAAACAACGGCTTGACCCTTCTTCGCGATTTGACGCTTGGCGCTTGCAATTTGGCGGTCATATTCGCCCATGCTAAACCCGCTGCGTTCGAAGACCGAAGCCCGAAGTCGGCGACAGTCCATACAACGGCGCAAGCAACGCTTCAACCGCGCCAAATGTGGGCTTCAACCCAATGGCAAGCGGGTCGGCGTAAGTCGTTTCAAGAACGTCGGTCTTTTCCTTGATAATATAATCGGTCGCAATCACGTCGGGCAACAGCGACAAACCCCGGCTTTGCACAATGACAAGTTGACATTGCGCCGAAGTCAAATGCTTCGGAATGGCGTTCGACGCAACGTCGAAGCCGTTGATTTTCACGCCAACGCGGGGGAAACAAAGCGATTGCGTTTCGGTAACGCGGTCGCCTTGAAACTTTGGTTCTTCGGCGGCAATGTAGTCGCCCGCGTTGATAATCCAAGCGGCAACGCCGTCGTCGTCGGTTGCGGTCAAGTCAATGCCGCGAAGTTCGGCGAAGTCGCGAACGTCTTGCACCGACACAAACGAATTCGCGTCGGTAACTTCGGAACCGTCTTCAACGATAATCGTAATCGGCATTGACTTTCCCCTTTACACAACAGGCGGGTTTTCGGGGTCGAATTCGACATAACCCGTCGCGGCTGCGCCGCCCGTCAAGGTCGCCGCCGAACGTGTCACTTTCGCGCCGTTGGCGGTCAAGCCAAGGGCATTCCCTGCGGTTCCCGCCGTCGCTGCGGTAACGGTAACGACCGCGCCAACGGCTGCGGCATTGACCAACGCCAAAGCGTTGACGGCTGCGGCAATCGCCGTTGCGGTCGCGTTGACGTTCGCCCCAATGTTGATTTGGTCGCCCGTCGCGCCCGAAGCCTTGAAGGTGAAGGTCGTTCCCGCAACGGCAATCGTTTCGTCGGCTGCGGGGTTCGTAACAACGGTCAACGTTCCCGTCGCTGCGACCGACGCAACGTAATCGGGGTAAGTTCCCGACGGGTTGGAACCTGCGACGTAATCCGCAGCTTCGACGCCCGCGCCGTAAGCGTTCGACGCAAGGGCATTCCGAACGCCAAGTTCAAACTTGACTTCGATTGCGGCTTTGATTGCGTCGATTGCTTCAAGTTCAAGTTCGGTCGGGATTGGCCCTGCGGTAAAGTAAAGGATTTTCCGGGTCATGGTTTCGACTTTCGTTCGGGTTTCCCCTGCCCACAATTACGGGGCAGGGCTTGGGGGTCGGTTCAACCGCCGTTCGGTTGCCATGCCGGGGCGTTGGGCGCGGGCGCAGGGGCCGCAGGCGCAGCCGGGGCGGGGGCAGTCATGGCCGCAGGCGTTGGGGCCGCAGGCGCAGGCGCAGGCGCAGGCGCGGGCGCTGCGGGCGCTGCGGGCTTGGCTGCGGTCGTTTTGGGCTTGGTCGGGGCAGGGCGGTCGCCGACCTTGGCCGCAAGGGCTGCAAGGGCGTCGCGTTGCGCCTTGATTGCCGTTTCGGCGGTCGGATATTTCGCCGCATAAATCGGCGGAACGACGCCCGCAACACCGTCGCAGATTTCAAGGCAATGCGGTTCCGAAGGAACGGCGCGGGCGTTGCGGAAAACGACCTTCGCCGACATATTCGAAGCTTCAACAAAGTCTTGGGGCGAAGGCGCGGGGCCGTCAACGAAGTAAAGGATAAGCGCGGGTTTCATGGTTGGCGACTTTCGCTTGAATGTGTTGAACCGGGGCGCGACGTTGCGCCCCGGTCATTGCCGAACTTAGGCCAGTTCGGTAAGGCAAACGACGCCCGCAACGTCTTTGTTGTCGGTCGCGTATTTGTCCCAATTCGTCGCCGTGAAAAGGGCCGCGTCGGTCGGCGATTTGCCGCCGTTGGTCTTGTCCCAAGCGAAGCCTTTGACGCCGATATTGTAAGACCATTCGGCTTGATAGGTCCGAACAATGTTTTCGTCGCCGTTCTTCGTTTCTTCGTTCGCGTCGAAGTCGCCGTTTTGTTCGACCGAAACCGCGCCCGACACAAGGCCAAGAACGGGATACATGGTCGGCGACCCGGCAACGACAAGCTGCGGGCTGTCGGTCATAACCAACAGTATGCCGAAGGG